TTTTGATTATGTAATATACCTTCTACATCCCATAATTCAGTTTTTCTTTGTTTTAAATTTGCTACCTTATAATTTTTTAATTTACTATAAAAATTTTTCATTTCTTATAAAGGATGCAGTAATGTGGTATGTGGTATTACTGCACCCATTATAAGATTATATTATCGTTTAAACCAATTTGGAAGACCTAGATGAATACGTTTGTCAAACATATTATCTTTTGCTCTTGGTGTTTTACGATTGTTATAATGCAAGAAAACTTGCACACATTCTTCACCTTTGAATTTTTCTCTCCAATGCTCTAATTCACAACCTCTATAAACCAACATATCACCAGGTTTTAGGTCTACTTTAACTCCTTTGGCATTACTTGCTGCTGTTATTCCTTTTTTATCATCTGGAATACCAACATTCTCTTTTGGACTTAAATAGATTGGCCACAAATCACCGCCTAAATTCATAGTAGTTGATATTTCACAACTAAACCTATCTTTATGTCGTTTAAGTTCATCACCTTTTTTATAAATTCTTGCATAAGTATAAGAAGGATATAATTGTAACCCTGTTATTTTTTCCATAACTGGCTGACACTTTAATAATAAAGTTTCCATTGCTATATCTGAATAACAAGAATAGGTGTTTGGTATCTGTTCATTCTCACCTTCATAATAACCTAATAAAGTTTCATATGGAGAAATATATCTAGCTTGAATACAAGTATCATAAACTTGTTTTTTCATAGAAAAGTAGTTTGCAACAAACGTAGCTAAATCTTTTGAGATTGCTTTACGAATAACTGTGTATTTATTTTTATTAAACGACATCTTTTACCATCTCTTTTGGAACCGCTTGAATATTCCAATGAATAAATCTAAATGGTTCAATGCCATAATCTACCATAAACTCGTGTTCTAAATAACCTGGGAATATAATAAGGGTACCTGGTTCAGGTTTAAAGTGAATTAATTCTGTACCATTAAATATATTTTCATTTGATTTCATTTTTAATTTTGTAGTTCGTGCACCTGTTCTTGGGTCGTGAAAAACTGGATAAGATGTTTTGTCTGAGCATTTTAAAAAATAAAATCCTGATACGTGTTGATTCCAATGTATGTGAGCTGAATGATGTCCACCTCCTTTTTTAGAAAATTCTTGTACCCATAATTCAGTAAACATAGTAGTATATTGTTGCATATCAAAACCTTGTAAATCTAAAAATTCCCAAGATTTGTTACCAACATAATTTTTAAAATCTAAAAAATTATTGTCCACCATAAGTGTTGTTGAATGATGTGACATTCCAAAATCACCATATTTTTTTATATATTCTTTTGATCTTTTTTTTGCATCTATAATGTATTTATCAGATACTTTGTTCAAAGATTTAACAAACTCTAATTTTTGTTCAATATAGATTGGTGTTTTAAAATATTCAAATGTTTGCATTTTATTTAAACGGATATCCAAGATTCCACACAACTAATGAATATCTTACTCCTTTCGTTACAGGTTTAACTCTATGCCATACAAATGAAGGAAATACAATTATAGAACCTTTAGGTAATATCTCTTTACATTGTACTAAATGTTTTAATTCATCTCGCATATGGGGATCATAGTTTCTAAAATCAAACTCTAATTCACCACCTTCATATTCGGACCCGTCAGTTAATTGACAAGTCATTGAAAGTTTTCTTATTTTACCTTGTTGAGGATCATTGGGGTCTTTTTTGTCATAAGGTTCTGACCAACTATCACAATGCCAATCATAATATTGATTAAGTTTATATTTTGTGAATTGACAAGGTTCTGAATAATCCCATTCAAAATTCCAACCTGAATTTTGATTTGCAATATTTACATAAGGTTGAATTTCTTTATATATCCAACGATCATTTAACCACACAACATCAGAATTTCTTTTAATTTTCATATTTTTTACGTCTTCTTTAGTAAGTTCTCTACCTACATAACCACCTGTTGTAGCCATAGTTTCTGATTGTGATAGACCATATTTAATTATGTCATCACATAGTTTTGGTGGTAGAGCTGATGAAAAATAATAATAGTAGTTTTTTAAATTCATTTTTTAAATTTCTAATTTAATATTAATATAGTATATATGACTTATCCATTTATACATTCATTTACGTGAAATCTCAAACCCTGTCCATCCCTTCTACAAATTGATTTAAAAAAAGTTATTAAAGTAAGTCTTTCTTTTTGTTTTTTACCAAAATTATTTACAGCGTGAAAATGAAAAGAATCAAATAATACCATTCTATTTTTTAAAGAAGTAAATTCAAAAGTTTGTTGAAAACACTCTCTATTGTTTTTAATAGATTTAAAAAAATCTTTTGATTTTTTTTTACTTAAATAATTTTTAATTTTAATATCTTCATAAATTGGAATAGGTTCTTTTATAATTTTAAAAATAGCAGTACCTGCATCCTCCTCGTCACTTAAATAAATAATTGAGGTAAATTCATCTTCTAAATCCTGATGAATATAACCTGGATGTAGATGTTCATTTGTTTTTATTTTTTGAAAATATTGAGCTGCTGACCATTGCATAGTTCTACTATGAATTTCATTAGGATATAAAGAAGCCATTATTTTTGATGTTGTTTTTTGAAAAAAATTATTATCAATCATATGTAAAGGTAAAGTTCTTTTTCCTGGCCAAGTTCCATCACCTTTTTTAAATTCTAATGTTTTAGAAAAATCTATTACTGAATCTGGGTTTTGAAAAAAATTATCTATACAAAGTGTTGGATAAAGCATATTATAATTTCTAATAATAAGTTGATTTATACTGTAATATTTAGTATAAGTCAACTTAATATAAAGATATGAAAATATACAGAAAATGATTGTAAATATAAGTAGAACACCTATTCAAATTACCACTAACAAAAATAAAAAAAGAGAAGAAAAATTTTTGCATTGGCTAAAAATATGTAAAGAAAAAAACTCATTAAGACAAATTTCTAATGTTGGTGGAATACAAACAGAGAATTTTCCTCTTCATATGATTAAGGATTCTTTTAAACAAGATATAGACCAGTATTTAAATTCTTTTAATAAAAAATTTAATTTTAAATGGAAGATTATTTCTTGTTGGGTAAATGAAAATCATTACTGTGATTTCAATATGCCACACAATCACGTTTCTTCAGGCATTCCATTTTCTGGTATTTGGTATTTAAAATGCCCACCTGACAGCGGAAAATTAGTTTTTTTAAATAATACAAACAATTCAGATTACTCAACACTTTTTGATTTTATAGATGACCCATTGAGTTGGGTTAATTACAGCATTATACCCGAACAATACCAATTAATTTTATTTCCTGCTTCTTTAGTTCATTTAGTTGAACCAAGTAAATCGAAAGAAAACCGTATTAGTGTTGCTTTTAATATAAGATTAATTAAATGATCACAGAAATATTATTTAGACAGGCATTAGATTAGATATATCCATAAGTAATTGTTTGTATAAAATTTAATGAATCTTTTTGTTTGTTTGAGATAAAATATAAATTAGTTGACGGAAACATAATAAACATATTATCTTTTAATTTTATTTCCCAATTTCTTCCTTTTCTTCTATTATCATCATAGTATATTTTAACCGTACAATCGATGGTGTTAATTCCGTACAAACAAGTATAATCAGGTGAATTTCTTAAATCAACGGGGTCTACATTTAACAAAGGTTCTGTTACTTCATTTGGTATATATGCATTTCCCCAAGTATCTTTATTAATTAATTTTATGTCATAATTAAGATTTATATAATCTTTAATATATGTATTTAACTTGTCCCAATCTTTAAAAAAAATAAATTTTTGTTTTTTGTAAAAAGATTCAAAAATTGATTGAGAAAATTTTAAAGGATTTATCTCAAAACCTTTTGGCATTGAAACATCACCATAAAACAAAGCTTGTTCAGTTAATACTTTCTTTTGCATACCACGAAATGTAAATTATGCCATAGAATCTGTTAATACCCAACCTGTTGTATTATCAACTTGATATGCAGCTTCATCCCAAAAGTACTCCCAGTTATGAGTGCCAGCTTCATTTTGTGAAATTTGTTCTGCAGTTAAAGCAGGTTCATCACCAATTGGAGATTTCCAAGAAGCAGAATTATTGTGTTTTATCCAAGATGTAAATGGTTTTTTAGGCCAAAAGATTTGATTGTTTTTATCCCATTCGAAACCTATTCCTGCGTAATTTCCTCTAAATGGTGTACCACCTTTTACGTGAATGTTACCAATTGTATTGTAAGAAGTTTTAATCCACAAATGAGCTGGCCAATTATTATGTTTTTCTAAATAAACCTGACCTATTGCTTCGTCTTCTTGACCTTCGGCGTTTAATGTATTTGAATTATCTAAAGTTAAAACTTGTAAAACTTTATTTTCTTCACTTATTTTTGCATAATGTGCCATATAATATTCCTATTTATATTTGTACCTAATAATTACTATTCCTGAACCTCCAGCTCCTGGAGCACAAACAGAAAATGGAGCTCCTCCACCGCCGCCTGAATTTTCAACACCTGCTGTTCCTGCAGATGGTCCTGGAATAGGGGTTCCTCCGCTTTCACCGCCGCCACCTTCTCCGCCTTTTCCTGGTATAGCACTAGGTACACTTGGGTATTGACCGCCTCCACCACCGCCTGCATATGTTGTAGGTGAACCAGAAATAGATGTAACTGCTCCATTTCCACCATTTCCACCATATCCTGATCCATTTGGACCAACTTGTCCAGCTTGTAAAGCTCCTCCACCGCCTGTTCCTGCTCCTCCGTTTGGAGGACCATATGTACCTCCTGGTTGTCCTTGAGGTGGACTTGTTGGTGGAGTATTTCCTGCTCCTCCTACAATAGGGTTAGGAGTACCTTCTCCTGATCCCCCGCCAGAACCGCCACTACCTGCGAATTGAGCACGACCATATCCTCCACTTCCACCGCCTGTTGAAGTTATACTTGAAAAAACTGAATTTGATCCTGGAGTAGTGTTACCATATGCGGGTATTCCTCCCGATCCACCACCTCCAACAGTAATTGGATAAGATGTAACTGAAACAGGTAAACTTGTTGGTGTAGCTAAAGGACTTGCTGTGTAACAACCTGCAACTGGAGCTGAATATGCTTCTCTAAAACCACCAGCACCTCCACCGCCTTGTTGACCAGGAGCTGCTCCACCGCCGCCAGCAATTACAAGATAATTTACGTTTGCATTTGATGGTTCCTTTGCTGATTTAACTTGAAAAGTTCCAGGCCCTGTAAAAGTATGAATTCTATAATCACCAACTTCAGTAATAGTTCCGCCAGTGGCACATATAAAATCAGGGGCACCTTGTGTTCCTTGACCAAAACCTCTTCCTGATCCTGCTCCGAATGAACCTAAAATTGGCATCTTTCTAATATCCTCCTATTATGCAAACTGCGTTTGCGCTGCTAACACTGTGAAAGTTGATCCTGCAGTTTTAATTGCAGTGTATGTGTAAACATCATTTGATGTAGAGTTTCCAGCTGTAGGGGCTGCGCCACCTTGCCAAACTGGAGTTACCGCTGAACCATCAACTTTTACTGTTGCGTTATAGTACGCTGTTGCGTTTTGCTTAGAAATATATGCTACTGTTACAGACTCACCTACATCCATAGTTGAATCTAAAGAAGCAGAAGCGCTTCCTCTTAAATTAACAGTAAAGTTTGCGTCTGCTGCTGCTGTGCTTAAAATAACACCTTGTGTTTGTGTGTCAAAGTCAACATCAGAATCAAATGAACCAGATACAGTTACTTTTTCAGCAAGACTTTGAATTTTACCTGTGCCATTAAATGTAACTCTGCCTAATCCTTTTGCAGTTAAATTTAAATCAATGTTTGTATCATCACCTGTAGCAGAAATGTTTGGAGTTCCTGACGCTGCTGCGTTAGTTACTGTTATTTCATTTACAGCTGTAGCTGTTTTAGCAAATTTGATGTATTCGTTATTTGAATCATCTTCAACTGCTCCACCATTATCAATAATGATGTCATTACCATTTGTATCTAAGATACCAGATAATGTTGGTGAGTAGTCAGATGATACTTCTGTGAAAGCTGTGTCAACAACATTTGTTCCATCAGAATAAACCATTTTTTTACCTTTATCAGTTGCACTCCAAGTAACACCTGTGCCTGATGAAGTTTTAACAGTTACTGAAAATGAACCTGATGTTGCATTTTCAATGATGTAAGTTTTTTCAACTGAATCAGGAATAACTACGTTTACGTTTCCTGTGATTGTTCCAGTTAATTTGATAACAGCATCTTTACCATTTGATAAAGCACCGTTTGAAAA